GTTCTTGTAGATTCGGTCACTCTCATGACCAGAAGAACCAAAAGTACAATAATAAGCACACCAACAACCCCAATACCACCGTGACCAAAACCGTAACCGTAGGGGGCACCGACATATGGCCCTCCAATTCCGCCAAGCAGAACAATAACAAGAAGAATGAGGAGGATGATGCCAAGCGTGCTCACGGCGTTGTCCTTCCGCAGTCTGATATCAACATCTTGGTAAGCGTCTGGCGCTCATCGCGCTGAACATTGGCGACGTACAGAAGTGCGAAAATCATCCCGGCATTCAGAACCACCACAACCAACAACAACGGGCTGGTCTTAAGAGCGCCGATGGTTTCAATGCCGAGTTGAGTCACGATAACGCAGCCTTGAAATTGTTGTAGTAGCCCTTAATAAGGTCAGCCTTGTCGGTGCCGTTGATGACGCGGCGGGCGTTGTAGGCATCTTCGATGCCCTGCGACTTCGAGAAATATTGTTGCAAGCTCGCGCCCGTGAACCAACCGTAGACCGAGCCGTCGAATAGAATCAGCGCCGACGCCTCTGGCTCCTCCAAGAGCTTATCGGGGAACTGATGAATCTCGCACGCGGGATGCGCATATTTGTCGCGGAGAACATCCTCGCCCATGGAGTAGTTCTCCTCCCATGTCAATTGGACGTAGCCTCGTCCGTAGTAACAGTTGCCATAAGGCCCCGTCGGTTCTCCGTATTCATGGCCCGAACCAAGCCCATATTCGGCGATCGGCTGCATCGTCGCCGCCGTCTCATGGTAGGCGGTCGCCAAGCAGTAGGCGAGCCACATCGTGCCGTCGTTCGGATTGTTAGGGGCGAAGTGCTTCTCCCACATTCCAAGCAGGTGCTCCATCCCGTCGACCTGGCTCTGCGTCAGGTTGCCCTGGAATGGATTGGCGCGCACCGCGTCGAAGAATTTCTTGCGGTCGTAAAGAGGCGCTTCCGGCTCCGGAACCACCACCTCGACGGGCGGCGGGATCGGCCGGTGGAGATCGGGATTGAAGTCAGGGTTGAGGTTCGGGTCGATCATTTGCGCCCCTTCTTAGCGAGCAGCCCCTTGCCCCGAGGCTCCTGCGTGTCCCTCGTCGGAGGGGGCATCATAAAACTGCGAACGGGATCGGGCCAGACGTCGTTGGCCACGCGCCCCTTTTTCTTCGGCGGTCGAGTTTCGGGGCGATGGTTTGATTTAGCCGTGGAACCACGGGTATATTTCGCCATCGCTAAGACTCCCGATTACCCTTAGCATCATTGAAAGCCTGCGTCACCACCTGAAGGTTCCACGGAACATGAAGCCCACAAGAAGTATAATAAGAGTAACAAACGCGCCCCTTGTGGGGGCGCTATTTGTCACTTCTTTATGCCATTAAATACTATGTGCGCGATGGGGTTGCGCATTTCGACGCCGTACTCGACGACGATCATTCGAGTTTCCGCATCGCCGACCTTGGCGAGCAGCATCTGACGGAACGCCCGGAAATATGCAACCGCCGCGTAATCCGGATCGATGAGTAAACCCAGATCGGTCGGAACCCAGCGCGACGGCATCACCTTGATCCGACCGAAGTCGGTCGCAATGATATCGACGGTGGAGACGACTTCCGTCTTGCCGACGAGAACCTGAGTCGTGGAACGACCGGTGAACGTCGAAACGGTACGGCGAGGACCGGGAGGAAGCACCCAGAGGGTGGGCGACGCGCCGTTGGTATAGGCGTTCTGCATCGCGTCGTTCATCATCTGTTCGGTGATCGACACCTGCGAACCACCCGCAACCGCCGCCCAAGCGGTAGTGTTCGCCGCCGGGAGGCCGGTAAGAACGCCGGCAACAGTCGTCGAAGTGGCTCCAGTATTGCCTGCCTTATCCACCGCCCGCGCAACCCAATGCGGGAACGATTCCGTGACGCGCGCCGTCGGGGTCGTGTCATCGCCGACGTTGTACGCTTGCCTCGAGCAGATAATGAACTCCATGTCCGACTTGAGGACCTTGGAGATCAACGCCATCTGGTGGGCCATTTCGGACCCCTTGCCCGCCGCATCCATTTCTTCCTGCGATCCGGTGACGCTCGCGTCGCGCGCCGAAATCTGGGTGGTGTTGGACAAACGAGTGGTGGGGGTCGGTGCCGAAGCGCCGCCGACCGGGGAACCCAGCTGGAAGCCTTCGAACTGCGCATTCGCGCCATTCACCACCGGCAAGAATTCGGTCTGCCAGTCGAACGTGCGGTTCTTGACGTTCCGTCGCCGAATCGCCGACATAACCGGCGTGTCGAACGGATCGATGTTGTAAATAGCGTTACTTAGGTCCTCGCGGTTACCTTTCGCCGCGTACGAAGTGAAAGCATTTGCAACCTTGGGCATGATGTTGACTCCTCATAGGATTTTCCGGAAGAATTCTGCCATGTCATCGACACGGCCCGATGCTGCGAGATTTCTCTGCGCTGCGTCGATTCCCTTCCGGTCCGATCGGACTTGTTTTCCGTTTACGGACCCCGGAGTCAACGTTTTACCTTTGCCGGGGATGACCGCTTTTGGTTTTGCCGTCATCATACGGTCGTACTTGCTCGCCTTCCGCAATATATTCAACATGCGGGGGTCATAGACCTCGGCGACTTCCTGCTCGGTGAACCCAGCCGAAAGCGCAGTCTTGCGCATCGACTGAATCTCGCGATCCAGAACTTTTGGGTCTTGTAGTTGGTTTTCTTCGACAAACTTCGCTCGACCCATATCAGCGAATTGCTTCACACGCGCCGCATTCTCGGCTTGTACCTGCGCCTGCTCTTTGGCTACCTCCGCCCGGTGCGCCTCCAGCTTGCCCTTAACCGCCTGGAATTGCTTCTGGAGGGCGTGGGCTTCAGCTGGGTTGCGGGCGAATTCTTCGTCCCAGTTCGGTTCCGGCGGAATCAGGGACTTGTATTCGCCCTCCAATGCCTGCGCTCTTTTGAGCAGGTGATCCCGCAACTGCATGTTCTTGTTGTTCTCTTCCGTGATCAACTTCGTCACTTCGGAGACTTTGTTCATCCGCTGGTGGAACGTGTCGGTGCGGATATAGCCCTCAAGGGCTTCTTTGAGCGATACCTTCTTTACCGCCCCGTCGACGGTTACCTCGTATTCCGGCCCGCCTTCGCTCTCGGCGTCTTGCTCGGCGTTCCCTTCGGCGTCCCCTTCATCGCCCTCGGATTCCCCGCTTTCGTCTGATTCTTCATCCCCGCCGGATTCCTGTTCGTCGGCGGACACATCTTTCCGGCCATCGGGCTTTTCCTCTTGCTCATACCGAGGGTCGTCCCCCGGCGCTTCATCGGATTCTTCGAACTCGCGAGCCTCGAATAGGCGTTCGACGGGCGGCGGTAATTTGTCGAATTGGCCTCGATCATTACGCGGTTGGACCGCACCGGGGTTCATGTCCGCTCGGAATGCCTCAGCCGCTTTATCGGTGCCCGTTTCAGCCATGCCGCTTCTTAGCTACCGTGAAATCGTTAATGATACGCTGTAGTTCCGTCGGGATAGCTTCCAGCGTGGACAGCATGCTAGCACGCCGCGCCAGCGCGGTCAAGTACCCTGCGGAATCCACCTTAGGTTCCAGAACCATCATTTCGGCAAACCATTGCTTCCGCAGCGTAAGTATCGCGTGCTTAAATGCCTCGTTCTGTTGTAGCTCCGTAGCGGATTCCGACAGCTCCCGCTTCTTTTGGAACTCACTCTCCTCCATTGGCTGGCTTCTCCGCTTTCTTCATACCAATCTCGTGATCGGATACAATCTTCGCCAGATCGATCTCGTGCTCCATCTTGGCGCGTTCCGCGTCCAGCGCGAGCTTCTGTGCTTCCAGATTGAGCTTGCGCGTCTCATAGTTATCCTTGGACGCCGCAACCGCGTTCCGGTAGGAATCGTCGGCGGCGAGCTTCTCGCGCTGAATGTTCTGATCGCCAACCGCCTTCGCGCCATCGATCTTAGTCTTCTCGAACTGCGCCTTCGCCGCCACCGTCATCGGATCAGGCTCCTTCGGCTGCGCGGCGATCGCTGCTAGAACCTGTGGGTCCGGCGTCTTGAAGTACCGGTTCACATTCTTAATGTTGGCAATTTCCAACATGTCGGTGATAGTGTTCAGCATCTCCGGGATTCCAACCACCGGGTTCCCCGCCCCGAACTGCTGGAATATAGCCGTCTGATCCTGCTTGATGCCCTGCAACGTCATCAACCGAACCTGATCGCTACCCTTTCCAAGCGTCGGGTTAATCTCAACCCCCATGCTCGCATCGAATAGGGACGTATCGTAGGTCTTCCAGTTCCCACGAATGCGTAAGGTTCGTTGCTCGTTCGGATTCTCGCAGATTTCATTGTACAGACCGGCGAATAAGTCCTTAAAACCCGTCTCCGCGAGCACGCGTGCAATCAGCTCGATACGTTCCTGCGCCCCTGAAATGATGGCGTCCACACCGATCATAGTGGAAGACTGCAGCGCCTTCGGGTCGAGCCCCTTCGCTGCATCGGACAGTCCCGTGCGGCGTTGCAACGTATCGTTGAGCATGTCCAGCACAGGAACCG